GTAAAGCAGGTGGCGTTGGTAGTCGAGCTAAATACTCTAAAAAAGTAAGAAAAGCAGTAAGGAGGGCGAGATAATGGCTTACAAAAAGAAACCAATGAAGAAAAAGATGCCAAGAAAGAAAGCCGTAAGGAGATATTAGTATGGCAGTTAAAAAAGTCAAGGGTGTTGACGTTTCTAAACTAACAAAGAGACAACAAGACACACTGAAGAAACATTCAGTGCACCACACTAAAAAACATATGCAATTTATGGTAAACTCTATGAAAAGAGGGACTACATTTACAAAAGCTCATAAAAATGCGATGAAAAAAGTAGGTAAGTAATGGCACCTAAAAAGAAAAAGAAAGACCCACGATTAGCAAGAGCGGGAGTTAGTGGATATAATAAACCTAAAAGAACTCCTAATCACCCTAAAAAATCACACGTTGTTGTTGCCAAAGAAGGAAGTAAGATAAAACTTATTAGATTTGGGCAACAGGGTAAAAGAGTGGGCACTTTGAAAGGAACCGCAGGTGCACCAAAGAAAGGTGAATCAGCAAGAATGAAAGCAAAACGTAAATCTTTCAAAGCACGTCACGCAAAGAACATAAAGAAAGGGAAAATGAGTGCAGCGTATTGGGCTGATAAAGTCAAATGGTAGAAGAAAAGGTTAAAGACTACGAAAACCGTTTGAGACAACGTGTTGGAGAAGGAGAATATGAACGTCATAAAGAACTTGTACGACTTCTGGCACGGAATCTTACAATTGAAGACCTGCTTTGGGAAGAAATTCTTGTATCTATTCGGGATGTTGACGCTCGAACAGAGTTATTGCGACAACGCAACCAAATTGTTAGGGATATTCATACTGAGTTTCGTGCTCTTAATATTGAAATACCTACTTTGGTAGAACAAAAAACTGAGAATTTTATGAATTTTTTAGGAGATTTAGAAGAAGATGTTACCAGTGAAGAATCAGAAGGAAATGAAAGCAGCTCTATCGGGGAAGAATCGGTTTGATTCTCAAAATTTAGAGAAGTTTTTCGAAGAAATACGCAAACATCCAAAGAAAATGGAAAAGTTAGTGCGAACTTTTTGTGAAACCTACCTTTTAGATGCAAAACAACGTCCTTTACGTGTTAGACCATTACAAATGAAGATTATTGTAGAATCTTTGACATATCCTGATGGAAATCCTGAAAAACACCGTAAATTGGCTATATTAGCTCCAAGAGGTAGTGGAAAATCGTGGGCTTTGTCAATTGCAGTAGTAATTTATATGTTTTTTAAGAGATTTAGAGACCTTGTGTTCGTTTTAGCACCTACAGAAGACCAGTGCGCCCTGATTTTTAATTATGTGTACAGACATTTTAAAGATAATACATTTTTAGATTCTTTAGTAGATAATTACAAACTACATAACAAACCGCACATCAAAATGAGAGGCGGTACTATCTTGCGTCGGGCGCCGGTGGCGCCCTCCAATCAGGGTCAATCCATTCGTGGGCAGCACCCAACACTTTTAATAGTCGACGAGTCACCTTTAATATCAGATGAGTTGTTCATCGACAATGTAGAGCCAGCGATAGTCGCAAACAAAGCACCGTTTATCAACCTCGGTACACCTAAAACAAAGGAGAATCATATGTATCGATATTTATTTGATGAGGGGTACGCAGATACTTTCACTCGTTTGCACTTTACTTGGAAAGATGCAGTCATAAAAGGAGAGGCTTACAGCCCACCGTATGACGAAGAGGATATGTTGAATAAAATGTTAGAATGGGGAGAAGACTCCTTACACTGGAAAACAGAATATGAATGTGAATTTGTGGAAAGTATATCTAATGTATTTACACCAACTGGATTACGAGCGTGCTTTGATGACTATGAACTTCTTACCCCCGAAACAATTGGAGAAACAGGAAAAGGTGATACTAATAACACTGTGGCTGTTGACATTGGTAAATCTGTTAATAGCACTGTTATTAGTGTATGGAGGACAGAAAAAGGACCTGATAACAATTTTGCACGATTATTATATTTGGAAGAAATCGGACCTAAGTCAGGGGGGCACGACATACCTTATCAAAGAGAGCGTATTATGGATGTCGCTGTTGCTTTTAGTGCGGCTCGCGTTATTATCGACGCTACAGGTATTGGGGGTGCTATCGAGCAAGAAATAAGAATGGCTTGTATACCTTTGAGTATACATTTCATACCGTTCGTATTTACTGGTGGAGCTAAAGGTAGTAAAACATATGCTTATAGGGATTTTGTATCTTTTGTGCAACAGGGCCTTATCAAAGTACCTGATGTGGAGAGACAAGAAGGAAACGCCAAAAAACTAATGTGGAAATGGTATCGAGAACACGTAGATTTAGAATATGTTATGGATAACACACAGAAAACAGAAAAAATAATGGCACCTTCTGGTAAACACGATGATTATTGTGATAGTAGTGTGTTAGGTATACACGCTGCTTTATCTATGTTACCAGCAGATAGTATGTTAGGTACAGTAAACGTTAGAAAACGCGGTACTAAGAAACCAATAGGTAGGTATGGCGGGGGCGGTATAACTACTAGCGGAAGACGCCGTCCAGCAATAAAAAAGCGTTATATGCGTGGTTTATAAGCAAAATTTTATATATTAGCGAAACTTTATATATTGTGATAGCAAATGGGTCTAGCCGACAGAATACGTCGCGTTTTTGCTACGGTAGG